GCCAACGGCAATCTGCGTCACGGCATCACTGCCCGCGCCGGTATCAGTGATTGTTATAACGGCAACGATGCGCGTCCCATTATCCGCCGAGCTTGCGGCGCTAAATCCGGCAGCATTGATTGCTTTAACTGTGTAGGAATATGTCGTCCCTGCAACTGCTGTTGTATCATCATAGGTAGCTGTTCCATGTGCGACAACGCCCGATATATCAACTCCATCACGATAGACTCTATGTCCGCCTGTTTCTCCAGTACCTGCCGTCCATGTAATTGTGACTTTATCTGTGAGGTTGTCGGTAGCGGAAACATCAGTCGGTGCGTCGGGGATGGTGACGCCGGTAGCGTATAAAGCGTTTTTATAGTTGGAATCATGATTATAAGAACAAGGAGTAGTAAATCCATCTCCATTGTACCAATAATTGCCAGAACCGCCGGTATTTTCAACCCGCAAAGTTCCCGCCGCATTATAATACCCAATATAGTCTCCAGAGGAAACATCACAATTTTTACCTGTAAATGTCTGTTTACTATTAGCAGTAACACTACCAAGAGTTTCATAATCTCTCATGGTGTAATTAGAATCACTCCCAGAGAATGAACCCATCTTTGCAGAACCGCCGCCGGGGTCTGATAACCAAACTTCAAAGGACGTTAATACACCATTGGCATTGGCGGGATTTGTTTGACATACTGTTGTATATCCACCATTTCGATAACTGCCGTAATTGGAAGCACCTGCCCCTATGTCAATTGTTCCATACGCCATTACTTCACCTTATACTTCTCTGTGGTTTTGACTTTGGTAAAATCCACTTTTTTAACTTTTACTAATCTTTTTTCGGCCTTTGTTACTTTAGCTAATTCAGCATTCATGTAATCAGAACGATTTCCCAAAGGAAGTTGTGAAATAATTTTAAAATATTCTTTCCGTGCAGAATAATGAAATGGTTGATTGACAACCTGACTATACGGATTTCCATTTTCATCTTTTTTCTGACAATGCAAATCGTCCATGAGATAGTTCCAATGAGTAATTCCTAACGCCCATTCAAAACACCAGAGGATTTCTTCTTCGGTGACGTCATGTTCAAACTGAATTGAATGATTGCAGAAGGGGTTTAGTTGCTGAACGGTTGGTAATGATTTAAACCAATTATCATAATCATTTTGGTCAGCAGGTGCGCCTTGTTCATCAACCTTGCCGGTATAGCCGCCCTCAGGTATTACAGGTACCATGACAAGATGCTCGGCAATATATTTTTCATAGCCCTCATCACCCTTTTCGAGGTATAGGTCAGCAGAGACATTTATCATGCCCATGCCGGTGTATTTATCTTGCTGCGGCGCATTAATTTTAAAATACATTTTTTCAATCCTCTAAACTTCTAATCGTCCAATCTTCTAATTTTTGGTCTCACCACAAAAGCCCTCTCGCCTCTCCGGAGAGAGGGCTTCTAGCTGAGGTCAAATTCCTGGATTCCCGATCAGGTCGGGAATGACCGTTGTTACGTTACGCCACTGCGTCTTCGATGAAATAGCCGCAATCGCTGGCGATAATTTTTTCGTCGGAATTCCATCCGGGTCTGATGTAATGCGCGCCTTTCAATCCGCGTTTGGCATCAAAATCTCTTGCGGTAAAACGCAGGGTTTCGGCAAAGGTCGCTCCGAACGTAATGGTTTTGATTCCCGGACTCGGTGCAACATAGAGAGCTGCGCAATGCTTGCCCCAGAGCCGCGTGTAAGTTGCGGCTTGCCCTGGTCTTGCAGCGTTGTATCGCGCTCTGCCGATTAATATTCTCTCCACCTCGAACAACTGCGCAACATCCGGCGCAGAGGCCATACCGCCCTTAAGCGTCGCGCCTGCCACGGCCTTAACGGCGTCGAGGATTTCGGGAAGTTTGCGGAATTTTAACCATGCATCCACGCCGAATACCAAAACATTGGCGCGCTGGAAGCAGGCTTCAATTGCCGTCTGTACATCACCGATAGGATCATCGGTAGTGCCTCCCCATTTATAATTACCCGCGAGTTGGGTTTTGTTGCCAACAGGGTAAGAGGCAGCAGCAAACACTTTGTCGACGACCCTTTTCTCCTGAGCCACATCCAGACTCATATTCAGAAAATCGTTTGTATCTATTTCGGGCTGGAGTGGATTGTCGGCATTGTCGATGGCTTCCTGCGGCAACCAATCACCCAGGGCATGATCCTTGACAGAATAATTCTGATCGGCCACGCCCCAGTCGATTTCGTTGGCCATCCCTTTGGGAGAGAGCCGGTCATCGACCAGTTTGAAACTGTCATCTTTGTTGTAGACATAATAAATATCCGATCTTTTGTTGACTTTAACGATTGGCATCACGAACGGCCATATCATGGCATCATTGCGGTACTTGACCGATAAATTGGAGAGCACCGCATCTTTGTGCATTGCTTTTGCTTCTGGCATAGGTATTGCCTCCTTTTCCTTTTCCTTTTTTTTAAAAAATTAAATGCTGACTACGTATTCCGCGTAGATTCTGAGTTTGCCCGCCGTTAACGCCTCTACTGCAACGGTCGCGCAAAGCTCCCGCAGTGCCGTGAGCTTGGTCAGGGCGTTGGCTACAGCGCCGTCCTGGATGCCTTCATGCAGACCCGCATCATAGGCGTTGGCTCCGTTGCTGATCGCTACCGCCGCTTTGATTCCGGCTTCACTATCCGTATCCACGCCCAGGGCGATTGTTGCGGCGTCAGTGGCCGATGTGCATGTGGTTAAAACCTCGTAGAAGGATCTGACGACAATCGCGTTATCCGGCAGATAAACGCCCAGCCCGTGTTTGGCGATGGTACGCTCACCGACAGTGGCAGAAGGATCGAATGTCGCAATAGCCAGGCCCTTGAACGTAGTGCCGTTCGCACCCTGATTGGCCGCGAGAATCTGCGGGCTGATCAGGCAATAGCCGATGTCGCTTGCTACGCCGGATATCATTGCATAACCGACGATTGATTGACCTGCGACGGCCTTAACCGCCTTGCCGTTGCCGTCCGAGGTCAGGGGATCGCCCCTGGTAATTGCGCCGCCGTACACAACCGGGGAAATACCCGACAGCATGACGCGGACATCATCGCCTATTGCGGTCGTTACGTGCTGCAATATCCCGATTAGCGCATCCGTCGCCGCCGATGCCTGGGCGCAGGTGTCGTCATCGTCACCCAGCTTTGCAATCAGCCACGCCGTTGCAATAATCGCCGCGCATTTTGCGCTTTTTTCTAAACCTGTTGTTTGTCCAAACATTATTTTAATTCTCCTTTCGAATTAGATTTTTTTAAGATTACGAACCCGCTTCTATTCTTCCTCTTTGAATAATTCAGGGTTTTCTTTGGAGACGGCCAGCACAGCCTCTTTGTAGCCAACTTTATTATCTTCCATAAACTTGGCGATGACTGTCTCCCGCGTCTTCGCGCCGCCCGCGTCTTTATCCCGTGTGGCTACTTCGCTGAAAGTTACCAATGGCGTGGCCGACTCCAAAAGCGCTTTCATGCGGTCGAAAGCGGTGGACTTTTCTTTTTTCTCGCCAAATTCGATTTGATTATCGACCCCGGCGATGGAAAAAAGGATTTCCGGCAGGCCGAAGGCTACGGTAGCCGGGGTGATCTTGCCCGCTTTAATCAGCGATTCGCAGAACGCGGTGATCTCTGTCTTGATGGTGGCCAGCCGCGTCTGTTTTTGCTGTTCGGCGAATTCCGCCTGCGCTTTTTGTTTGCCTTTTTCCTCGGCATCTGTTCTGATTTTTTCCAGATCGGCTTCCGAAAACTGCCTGCCCGTTGATGCCGGAGCCTCTCCCGGAATCGCCTCATCGGGAATCTTGCTGACATCGAAACCGATGGAACCTAAAAACGCTTTCATTTTTTCTTTGAATAACATATTTTTCTTATCCTCCTTTGCGTTGTACTTTGTTAGTTGCGGTTCATCGGCAGGCGGGTTGGCCGCCGATCTTAAATCATCTATTTTCCAGTCCGGAATGATCCGGTCTGCCGTGTCCTGATCTTTCGTTTCGATAATCCATTCCCGGAGACGCCGGAAAACATCAGCGATGGAATCCCAGGCAAACGATTCGGAATACTCAAAGCTGGCCGCATCGCCTTCGGCGAAAGCCACATCCGGCAGGCCCTTGACTGCGGGCGGCATCGCGCCCAGGAACGCCACATGACGCAGCGTGCCGTCCGGATAAAACGCGGCAGAGCGTTTTTTGATTCTGCCTTCTTGCACCATTGCGCTGAAAGCAGGTTCGACCTGGCCGAACCTGGCCAGNAGCAAATTGCCTGTNTTATCGGCGACTTTTTTTANNCNCTNCACCCAGCCGTAAGCGGGCGCNTCGTCTTNCGGATGTCCGATACACGCGGGCGGCTCATGNACGGCGGCATTGAATTTAGCGATAGCCTTGTCAATCAGGGCATCGCCGTCATGGACAACGCCGTTNCTGTCNGTTTGTTTTCCGCCCCTNAAGATCGGAATNTAATCGTCAAAGCCTTTAAAATTCATTTTNAAATCCTCCTTTGAACAAGGGGTTGCAACCCCTTGTTCTACAGNCCCGCGTCCTACCGCGAGCCCATTACGTATTCGTTGATGATGCCGACAATTTCGTCACTGTTTTTCTCGCTCAAGCCCAGATACGGGCGGGCGGGAATCTTCATTTTCTTAAAGCCCAGCTGATGAACGGCGGCATATATTTTATTTGTGCCGATTTCCACGGTGTTATTGCCGATCATTTGATACCGGATGCTGCTCTTTAGTTGGCCGGATTCAGTCAATATTTTGGCGCGCTTTTTTCGTTTCAGTGTCGCCGGTTTCAGCGGCGTCCAGGGCACGCCGGACGGTGCAGGACCGCCCGATTCAAAACGGCGTTTGGTCTGTTCGGCTATCCGGTCGCCGATTGCCTTTAAGATAGGCCGCCGATTCGACATCCGGGACGCTACTTCTCCGACTCTTTTTGTGACGGCTTCGGCGCCATATACTTTCATGCTGATTTCAGGCATTTAATCCCTTCATTTCCTTCCGCAATTTAGCGGCGATATCTTCAGGCAGCCGGGCGATCACGCCTTCTAATATTTTGTGCGTCTGTGTTGCCGCCGCTTCGCCGACATTGTAGCCCCAGCCTTTATCTATTCCGGCGGGCTCGCCTGTTTTTTCGTCGATTGGCGATGGCGGCGCTTCGCCTAGTCCCTTTTTCTGCGCTTTAACGTATTCGCTGCGCGTTGATCCATAAACCCGGCAGGTGCAGCCCCAGCCGTTGGGCGCGTAGTGGGTCTGCCACCAGGGATCATCCGCCGGGAGAGTTATTCCGTCCCAGGCCAAATGCGCCGGGCGCGGAACTCTGCTATCCCCGTGCTTGTAGGTCAGATACGGCAGAACCTGTAATTGTTCCGGGTCTGTGAGCTGGGCCCAACGACCGGCGGCATAGGATGTGCTGATGTTGGTGGAGTAGATCAGCGCGCTGCGCCAGTTCCGGTTCCCGTTATAGTTCCAGCCGTTTTTCTCCACGGTGGAATCGAAATCCTTCCGGAAATCTTCCAGCGTCGTTCCCTCGTTGATGGCCTTTTCCACGGCATCGCGGAAGTCGGCTAGAAGTTCGGCCTTGTACGCGCCTGCAACCATAAACCCTTTTGAGTGCTGGGCCTTCCACAGATCGTCCCATCGCGCAGTCGGGATATTCAACTTGTTTTTAAAGAAAGCTTCCTGTTCGGCAAAGGGCAGTTTAAAAACTGTATCCAGTGAGGGTTCGGAAACCTTGATCTTTTTTTTTGTCGGTTCCATCAACGCTCCATACGCACATCATAACGTCCGGCGGCTTCGGCCAGGAGCATTCCCCTGGCAATAACGGCACCGAGTTGGGCCGGGTCTAGTTTGCTATAAAGATCGATAATGCGGCCTTTCAGGTCTTCCATGCTTGCCGCCGTGGCCACCAGATGTTTTAAATCATCAACAAACGCGTCGGTAAGGGGAAGTGACTCTTTACTGACCATTTCGGCAATGATGTCCGGCGTGTTCTTTTCTGTGCTTTCTGCGAATTGCGGAAGATTGTTTTGTCCGGGAAGACCAAACGCGGATGGCTTGGCTGGTATAACCAGTATTTCGCCTTCCTGTGGCGCCGGAATGCCGTAGGTTTCATAGAAATAATCAACGGCGACCGGCAGGCCGATATCAACCACCAGCGACTTGTCGATAGCGCTGCGTCCGGTCAAATCCGGTTTGGCGGCGGCGTAGGTTATGATTTTCGGATAGGCCGTCACATTCGGGAAGTTGTAATCAACGATCCACTTGATCAGGTTCTCATTAAGGCAACCGTCGAGCAGATCGGCGTCGGCCTCAATGATTTCCTGGCGGACATTTTCCTGATTCTGCTCGTTGCCGAGTTTTCCGGGCGTCCCTTCGGTACTGGCGGTCTGCCCCAGCACGGCTTTGGAGATCTGTTTATCCATGTACTCGCAAAGTTGCTCATGCGTGACATCCCCGGCGCGGGACGCTTCTAAAAATTCAATGGCCTGATTATCGGGCATGATAATGCCGGTATCCGTCTGAATCGCCTCGATTGCGTCCATCAGTTTGGTTTGCTTATCCGACAGCGTGCCGGGAGGATATTTACCGACGACCGTGGGCATCCCGAATTTTTCGAGGAAAACCATCCAAAATTTAATGCCGTTCTTTTTAAACCATACCGGCCACCAAAGGCGCTGGCCGAGGCCCCGGCCGTAGGGATTATCGCTGTCGCCGTAGGTGAACGTAATGAATTTGCGCTCCGGTAATATTTCGCCATCGATCATATTCTGCAACGTGAGCAGGCGCAGTTCTCTCTCAGGCGTGAACATGAAACGGCGCGGATGTTTGCCGATCAGCTTGCTGATGGCAATATGGCCGTTGGCGACCTTCCATATGATTTCCGCGTTATAGAAACCGTAAAGAATCGCCTTAAGAAGTTCCTGCCGTGCCTGGTCGAAGTTGCAGTTCATCAGAACATCGGCAACGTAATCGGCGACAACCTGCTCCTGGCTGGTGGATGCCGGGCGTCCTTTGCTTCTGGCCGATTTGGCTGGCGTGATTTCCCACTCTTTGCCGACAACGGCCATAATACGCTGTTGCAGTACCGATCCGGCATGGGCGTCGCGGTCAATCTCATCATAAAGTTTTAGCCCCTTGCCCGCCGCCTCGCTTCGTAAAACGGGGTCAGGGTTTTCCAGCCTTAAAAGCCAGCCGGAAAAGGTGTCAATATCCTTCCGGATGGTGGCCACTTCGTCGGTCATAACCGCTGATTTTTTAATTTCGCGGCCAAATGCGTCGAGTATCATGATAATTTCGCCCCTGTTTCGCTCGACGCTTGTTTATAAACAAGTGTCAATGAAACTCCCTGCCCATTGGGAGCAAAAACCGGCTGAATTGATTGTGGGGCATTTTTGCCTTGATTCATTTTTACCCTCTGACCCCCAAAAAAGAGTTCATGGATGCCCCGGATGTAACACGCCGGGTACCGGTCGACTGAAATTCGATCATTCCATTACCGTGCTGCAAATTACTGATGGCCATCTCGGAAGCATCCGGGCCGTCGTCATGCACGGTTGGATTCATGATGTATATAAACTGCTCTTCCAATATCTTTTGATCGCTGTGCCGCTTCTCAAAATGCATTTTCTTGTGTTCCCACAAATATTCGCAGGTGCCGATAATGCGCGAGTCGATCTTGCTTGTGGAATGATGGATTGGTTGCCAGGGCAAATAACGGCCCACTTGTTTGGCATAATTCTGGATGGCTTCATGCAGAAAATCCTTCAGCATGTTTTCTTCCACAATGACCGGCCCCGGGTAATCATCATGCTGAGCGTAAGCGGCGGCAAAGAACTCGCCGATTGAGCGGCGCTTGATCCAGGCATGCATACAGAAGAATTCCATTTTCACCCGTTCCAGTCCCCAGGTAACCACGCTGCGGTAATCGCTGCTGCTGCCAGCGGTACTGGCCGGATCGACGCCGGTGGCATAGAGCAACGGCACGCGGAGAAGTTCAACGCGCTCAAAATAGCTGACCGTCTCCTGCGGAAAAGGGCTGTCCTCTTCCGTTGATTTATTGCGGTACTCTTTGTTGAATATACGGGTAGTGACCAGTGACTTGCGGCGCATCAGTTTATCCCAGGGCCAACGGGCAGGCCATAAGGTAATTTGTTTTTCTTCGTCAACCACTGCGTCGTAAACTTTAGAGTTGTACAGTTTCTCGCCGGTGTCTTCATTCTCGGCGGCGATCAATTGCGAAATGGCGCTCTTGGCGTGGAAGACGTTGCCGACCATCGTGGCTGAGCAATCGCCCTCTATGCAGCCCAGGACTTCTCCCTGAATGAATTCGACAATGGCGCGGGTGACCGCCGGGCTTTTGACCGTGGCATTATCTTCCAGATCGTCCAGGCCGATATCGTCGGGCCGGTAAGGGCCGAACTTCTTGCCGCGCCACTGATCGCCTCTGCCCAGAGCTTCGACCATCGTGCCGCCTTTCGTGACAAACAGGTCGTCAGACCAGGTTCTTGTTTTAGCAATAGCCTCGCCATAATCGTGGCGTAATCGGGGATTATCTTCCAGCTCAACCTTGATCGACACGCTGAAGCGTTTTGCCTGATCATGAATATTGGAACCCAGCATGATGTACTTGCGCAGTTTCCGGGCGATCCGGTAAACACGCAGGCCGAAAGTAACCACAGTGGTCTTGGCGTGATCGCGCGGCGCACCAATCAGATTAAGGCCGGGCGTGTCGGCAATCTCGCACCATTCGGCGTGACAGTCGGCAGGCGCGGAAGGAAAATAATGCGGCATGTAGGTTTGCATGAATGTGAGTGGATCAGCGCAGCGGGCTATCCTGTCGCGCTTCTTTTCTGGCGTGTCATTTTCAAACGGCGAGACGCTCTCGTTGATTTTTTTGCGCAAAGAGGCGACGAAGTCATCAAACTGCGCCTCGGACAGATTCTGCTTTTTACGCATGAGTACCGGCATTATTGTCCCTTTTCCGCAGGGTTCATCAAACTGGTTTTGAA